AGAATAAGAAATCTAGACATGAAGGTAGATGAAAGACTCATTCAAAGAGCTTATGCTCTTGATTTCTTAGAGACTAATTTTATCAATCAGAAAAGAGGCTCTCTTGCTAAGGATCACCAGTCGGTATTAAAGCAGGCGTTCAATCTTCTTACAAGCGAACAGATGGAAGCTTTTAAAGTTGCAAGTGAGCCCGAAGCCGTTAAAGAAAGATATGGAGATAGCGGATTTGGCAAAGGCTGCCTAATGGCAAGAAGACTTGTTGAGGTAGGAGTTCCTTTTATTGAAGTAAACTTAGGAGGATGGGATAACCATCAGAACATCCACACTATCTTAAAGGATACAAGACTACCAGTACTTGACCAAGGGATGAGTGCTTTAGTAGAAGATTTAGAGCAGAGAGAGCTTCTCAAGGATACCGCCATTATTTGGATGGGTGAATTCAGCCGTACCCCTCGCATCAACGGAAACGCTGGGCGCGATCACTGGGCTCGTAGTTGGAGCGTCGTGGTTGGTGGGGCAGGTATGAATGGTGGAATTGCAGTAGGAGCAACAAGTGCTGATGGAACTAAGGTCATAACAGACCCTTACTCGTCTCAGGATGTTATGGCTTCTGTCTGTAAGGCTCTGGGTATTTCTTTAAGCACAACTTTTACCAGCAATAGCGGTCGCCCTATGAAGATCGCTAACTCTGGGAAAATAATCAAGGATCTATTTGTATAATGAATATATTTAATAAATCTTTACTCGCTGTGGTTATGGTTGTATTGCCAACCCTTATGATTGCACAAGAAAGAGAATTATCCCTCAGAGAAAAGCTAAACAGTCTTACTTATACTCCTGCGGTGAAAGAATTAGCAAGAGATAGAAGAAGGGCTGCTATAGGAGGCGTGTTTTTACCTCAAAAGAATAGAGCTGTTGGGTATCATCCTATTATATCAATACTCCCACAAGGAAACATGATGACGGCAGGGCCTGTTATAGTTTCTCCAGATCGAAGATATGTCAGAGTGGGTATTTCTTACTCAAATATGAGCATCGGGGCAGTATATATATTTAACTTTTCCACTGGCAAATATCAAGCAATAGGGAGCAAATAACATGAGCGATATCAAACCAATGGGCCACTTTATTATGGTTCTATGTATGATTAACGTGGTACTTTTAGTACTTCTCCATAAAGAAATATCTAAAGAAAAGCCTATTCCAACAATTAGTGTTCCAGCCCTTGATAAACTCATTGAAGACTCCAAGTCGAGAGAGAGTATGATTATGCAGGTTATCCTACTAGGACAGCATAAGAGCGGCCTTCATGAGGGCGTAATTATAGACTTATGTCCCATGTGTCCAGACTCCTCTAAAAAAGAAGAACTAAAAATTACTGAACTATAAACCTTTACCATCAGAGAATAATCAATGGCAAAACGAAATCAACAAAAGAAGCCACAGATATCAAGACAGCGACGAACCATATTAAAACCTAAGACTCGAAACCAAGAGAACTATATGGACTTCATTAACAAGTCCGACGTGACTTTCTGTTCTGGCCCTGCTGGCTCAGGTAAAACTAGTGTCTCTGTTGGTATGGCTTGCGAGTACCTTATAGAGAAGAAGATAGACAGAATCATCATTACTCGACCTGTAGTAGAAAGCGGTAGAGGTCTGGGCCATCTTCCGGGAACATTAGTAGAGAAGATAAACCCTTACTTAATACCTATACTTGAAGAGATGAATAAATACCTGACCAAGGCAACAGTAGAAATGTACAGGAAGAAGAATATCATTGAGCTCTGTCCTTTAGAATATATGAGAGGTAGAAACTTTCATGGTTGCTTTATGATTTTAGACGAAGCACAAAACGCTACTTTCGAACAGATTAAGATGTTTATCACAAGAATCGGGCAGGATTCAAAGGCTGTTATTAATGGAGACCTAAGACAATCAGACTTAGGTGCTCAACAAGGGGGATTATATACATGTATGAGAAAGCTTGCGGAAATCCCAAAGGTTGGCGTCTGTAAGCTAGACTATGAAGATATCGTTCGGAGTGATATCATCTCCAAAATACTGAGACAGTTAAATAAAAAGGAAGATGAAGCAGAGGAAAAGAACGGCGGCGACCCAGTTAAATATTTTTAATATAGGAGTTGACAGATGAAGTTACTAAAGTCAATAGCTCCCTACGTATACGTAGCCTTCTTGGTTACTGTCTCTGTTGGGATGTACGCTCTAACCTATAGTGTAAATGAGCTAAAAAAAGAAATACGCGAGATATATACTCTTCATATCCACCAAGCAGGTCAGATAGACATACTTCTGAATATTAGACTTAGAGAAAGCAGGGAAGAAGAACAGGCGTGGATTCAGAAAACTAAGGAAAAGTATAAGGAATTAGAAGAATGATCTTGCCGAAACAGAGAGCTATGTCTATAATATCATAGACATACCTTTTGTTGCGAGATAAACATGCCGACTTATGACTATGAATGTTCCGAATGTGGACATCTAGAAGAAATGTATCAGAAATTCTCTGAAGAAGAGATCAATACATGTCCAGAGTGTTCCGCCAAAACATATGGTAGGGTCACTTTGCAACCTCCTCTTGGTTTTGTTAAGGGTGAGGCCATAACTGTTCGGCAGCTTGCTGACAGAAATACCAAAAAAATGGGACACTATGAGCTCGAAGATCGCCGTAAGGCTGATAACATGGAGACGCACAGAAAGAACAAAGAAGCTAACGCATCTAGAAACAAAATACATAAAATGACAGCCAAACAAAAGCGTAACTATATAGAGAATGGTGACTAATGAGTGAAACTAACCGAGCAGATATTCCGCATACGGCAGTTATTAATTTTACTATTGCTGTTCATAAAGTACTAAAAGACGGTAGCCTAGACCCTATTCCCGTCTCTATAGATGAACTAAATAAATATGGAATCGCGCCTAACGCCTCTATTAAAGTTGACGGGATTGATAGAGCTTCATGTATAGATAACATTAAAAAGAAACTGGAGAAATTCAATGGCTAGATGGGAAAATGAGAACCTAGAAGGTCTAAACTTACCAGACCCAGAGAAGAAAGTTTACATGTTCTTTGGTGCTGGTGGAGAAGAATCAAAAGAAGGCGATGCCTTTATGAAGACTGTCGATAATGGAGGCTTCATGACTTACTATATTAAGTATGGTCGAGGAGACCTTTTAGATCCACTTGGTACAGATAGAGGTAAGCACAGCAGGCCATACTTTGACTTTAAAAAAGTAACTAAAGATGTATATAACTATTATATGCAGTACATTACAAATTCTGAAAGAATCTTTTTGACAAGAGCAAGAAGAGCATTAATGGAGATTAATTAAATGACTAAAAAAGGCAGACTTTCGAAAAAAGAACAGGCTTATATTGCTGAACATAGTGATGATGGCGTTGCAGATATCGCAGAGGTTCTAGATAGATCCGAAGGTGTTGTTAGCAAAGAGCTATCTAAACAGGAAGAGGCTCCCGAACTGCCAAAAGCAGGCGACCTAATGGCTAGAAATGAGAAGTACGGATCTGTCACCATGACAGAGCAGGCTTCTATGCTTGGAGATGAGTCTAAAGACGCGCAGCTCGAAGAGGATAAACCAAAAGAGGTAAACGTTTCCCGACGACACAGAGGGGCGATCCATAGAATTAAGGATAAATAATATGATTTGCACTGTTAGAGATGAACATATACGTAAACTTATAATGGAAGACATTTCCATGACTTGGAAGTGTACATTAGACGATGGAACTATTGTATGGGGTGACTACGAGCGTCCCGGAGTTCCTAAAAGCCCGTGGGTTAGACTTCAAGAGTTCTGTAAAGAGAGCGGGCGATGTATAGCCAAAGCTCAGGTGATTGTTATGGGTGCTCCTGAAGAGATCGTATTTGAAAATGAGAATGGCTTAGATGGATTCTTTATTGCTAGAGGATTTTCTAAGGACATAGATATGGTTACTGGAGATGGCCCATCATACCAACATATGACATTCGGGCTATTAGCAGATGACCTAAAACAAGTTAACATTAAGAAATATAGCTGGCCTGAATGTGAATTTGAAGACTTTTCACAACAAAGAAGAGCTACCGAAGAAAACCTTTCTTTTATGATATGGCGAGATGGCGAGACAAAGAAGCGAAGTGAGCAGATTCAAGTCACCCTCGACAGGTGAGTATTGTACTGTCGCTCAATATATAGCAGAGATACTTATCCAGAGAAAAGCAGAGGCTGATAATAAAGGCTCTTTGACTTATAAGTTCTGGAATAAAACTCAAAGAAAGAACTACACTAGGCAAGTACAGGCTGTAAGCACCTTGATAGGAAAGTTTGGAGAGCCAGCAGTGTTTGATTATATAATCAATACAAACAGGAGGGTGTACTCAGCATCTCCTAAGTGGGTAAAAGAAGCTGTAGAGCAGCATAGGTTAGTTCTAGACCGACGACCCAAACAAGAAAACAAAGTAACAGAAGTATCTAGAGACAATATAGAGTCTCAGCCAAGAAAAACATTTGGCAAGAAAACACTTTTTTCAAAATTGAGGAGCACTGATGGCAAGAGCCAAAAATAACGATCCAGCCTTTATTAAAGAGATAGTCAAGAAGTACGGGAATGTTATCTCTACTGGAGCACAAGTTCTTGAAAGAAGAAAAGACTATAAGATAATTACAGTTAGTCCATCTGTCGATCTTTCTCTAGGTGGAGGAATTAAAGAGGGCTCTTGGGTTATCCTTACGGGAGATCCTAAATGTGGAAAGACAACCACAGCATTACAGATAGCGGCAAACTGCCAAAAGGAAGGTCGCCCAATTATATATCTAGATGCAGAGGGGCGATTAAAAGAAATGAACCTTCTTGGTGTCGATGGTCTTAATAGAGATAAGATGAAAATCATCCACTCGGAAGATGAGCCATTAAGCGCAGAGGCCTTTTTAGACATTGCCGTTAAGCTAGTAAGCGCAAAAGAGAACGAGGGCTGTGTCTGTATTATAGATTCGACATCTGCTCTGATACCGGAAAAAGAACTAGATGGAGATATGTCTCCCGGAAGAGCAGGACTACCTAGAATACTATCTATATTCTGCAAAAAGATGGGACAGATTGTCCCGAACCAACG